CTGACTGCGCACGGGGCATCCATCACTGGCGGCAGAGGCGGCCGAGACCGCGTGACGGCGCAGGACGTGGCGGCTGCGGTGGCGATGGCTGGGCTTGAGACTGGCCCCGAACTGCTGGTGCTCGTGCGCTACGCAGACCAGCATGATCTGCTCCCGAGGCTGCGCACCCAGTGGTACCTGGAGTTGATCGACGCCGCGCGCGCCGGAAGCTGGCAGGTCGAGCGCGGCACGCCACGCATCCGCTGGCTGTCGCGGCTGACGCTGGAGGAGCATCTGACGCCTTCGCTGTGCGGGCACTGCAACGGTACGGGCATCCACCGCAATCAGCGTTCCTGCGCCTCCTGCGCGGGCGTGGGGCGTGTCCAGATGCGGCGCTCGGTGGACTACGCCGCCGACATGCAGGTTTCGGTGCCCGAGTGGGAGCAGACGTGGGCGCACAGGCACCGGGCGGCGTTGGCAAGGCTGGATGTGTGGGAGTCTGATGCGGAGCGGGCGTTGGGGAGGGCGATGCGGTGATGGACGACGAGTTGCGCGACGAGGCATGGAGGTTGGCGCGCAAGCATTTGCATTGGGGGGTGCCCTTGGATCTCGACGAGGTGCAATGGCAGCCGCAGCACGCAGTGCCGAGGCACCCAAGGCGCGATGCCATGACCGATGCGGAGATCGACGCACGGGTTGCGGCCGATCTCGCGCACATCGACCACGAGTTGGACCCGCGCGGGCCTCGATACATCCGCCATTCGAGCATCCAGATTCTGCCGGGGCACTCGAACATCGTGTCCGTCAACGCGCAGGGCGATCTGAGCGGCGGCTGCAAGGTGCGCGTGACGATCACCGACCAGACCGGAGCGACGAGTGAGACGTGGATGACGGTGGACTACAACGCCGGCACGGATAGCCTGTGGAACGCCTGGGCGGGCAAGCAATAAGTACAGCCCCCGCTTGACATATCGCCCCGCCTGAATTCCAATACTCCACAGAGAGTGGGAAACCGCCTCTATGTGTTTCGGGGCTTACTTGCAAGGTTGGCGCTCGAACACCGGCCCGGTTGAGAGTTCGCACCTCTCACCGGGTCGCCGACAGCCGGCGGCATAACCGGCACCAACCTACCCCCGCCCCGTGCGGGGTTTTGCGTTTCTGGGCACACGACGTGCCCGCCTCGCCGCGCTCTGACCGAGCTGCGGGCCGCACACAGCACCCGCACCACGGGGAAGGAGGGTCGGCCATTGTCAGCCGCACTCGCGAATGATGGCTTTCTGCCATCGGCCGCCACCGACCTAGAAGGATGCGACGAGGTGGCCCGTATGCCGAACCCCGCAGGCTCTGCCGTCAGCCATGAGCAGATCATCGGCGCGCTTGGTCGCGTTGAAGGTCTCGTTGAGGCCGAGTCCGAAGCCCGCCGCGAGTTCAGGGACACATTCCTGCGCAGGTTGGAGACCGTCGAGACCCGTACCGGCGCAATCGCGCTCGACGTGCAGCGCCTGATCCACCAGCAGGGCGAATCCAAAGCCCCAGGCGCAATCGCAGCCATTGCCCAGCTATTCGAGCGCCAGCCGCTCCTGTCCGTGGTTTTTGCAGTCGTGATCCTCGCGCTTGGGTCCGGCGGCGTCATCTCGATTTGGGAAGCGGTGTCGAAGTAGATGCCGAACGTCAACTTCGCGGCCAAAGCGGACCCCTATCGTGGCTACCGCACGCCGGTCGCGCCCAACGCATCCACGGATTCGTGGATTCGCAACTACATCCCCAAGATCACCACGCGGCCCTACCCGAAGATCACGTATCCGCGCCCGCGCAGTGAGCGCGCGGCATTCCTACACTCGCAGTGGGACAAGTGGATTGCGGGGTATGCGTGGAACCCGCGCATCGGCGTGAAGGATGGACACTGGCCGTATCGCGTCTACCTGACCGGCTCGCCGCCGAGCGGCACGACCTACGCGAACGTCATCGAGGACGACAACGGCACGACCTCGCGCCATCTGCGCCTGTACTGCGCGACGCCGACAGCGGGCACGTACAATTTCCGCATCAACATCGTCGATCAGTACCTATACACGACCAGCGTGGACGTTGTGCTGACGGTCTATGCCCAGGCCGACGCGGACATCCTGAACCAGTTTCGCGTGATCGACGCGGCAGCAGGTGGCGGCGGCAACGGTTCACCGGCCACGCCCTATAACAACTGGGCCGACATGATCGGCGCTACCTACAGCAACTCGAATTGCCTTGTGATCCTGAAGGGCACGGCGACGGTCAACTCGGCCACCACGCTTGGCCTCGGTGGCACAAAGCCCAAGCAGATAATCGGCCTGTACGGTTCGGCGTGGACGTTCAACCTGACGGGCATCACCGACAAGTTCACGTTTACCTCCTCGGACGGAAACGACAGCACGATCTGCAACATAGCGGTCACCGGGCAGGCTGCCGTAGGCGCGAACCAGTCGCAGATCGGGCAGGCCAACACGCGCGACCGCACGGCTATCCACGATGTGGCGTTCTCGAACCTCACCACCAGCGGCAGCAACAACCACGGTTGTTTCGGCGGTGACGGCGATGCGGCGCGGTACTACCTGACGGTGCTCGGATGCTCCGGCGACAACATCGGCGGCGGCGGCACAAACTGCGAGTGCATCACCTTCGAGCAGGTGGATGGGTTGGTCGATCAGTGGACATCGACGAACCCAAACACGGGAAACAAGTCGTTTTCGGTGATCCACTGGAAGCACGACAACGTGGAGTGTGAGACCCGCAGGGTTACCGCGCTTACCACTGACGCTTACCAGTATCCACCGATCAACTACGGGTCCGGCGGTTCAGCTTCGCCGACGCCTACGAACATCATCAGCGGCATCATCCGGCACTGCAATCTTGCACGCAGCACCAACGGCGCAAACAAGGGGTGCATCCAGATGGGGCCGGACTCCGGCGACACGCAGACGCTGACCATCGTGCGCAACACGTTCAGCGGCGAGGCAGTGTTCCGTCTGGCGCTCGGGTCCAACGTTGCCAACTACTCTTGGTATGACGGCAACCTGTCGCAGAACGCCGACACGAACAACGGCATAGCAGCGGTCACGAACGAGACTGCGCAATCCGGTCGCGTTGCGGTGCTCGGCGACAACTACGGCGCATCCTCTGGCGTCATCGACGCGAGCGGCAACCCGCTGATCGGCGGGCATCTAGGCCGCTACGGGCATGGGCTTGCATAAATGGCTTTCGCATTCATCAATAGCACGCTGGATGTCGTGGATGGCGGCACGTACACCCACAACTCGTCCGCGCGAAAGGCCATCATCTGCTCAGGTGGCGCGGCCAGTACCGCCACGGCGCGCACGATCACGGCGATCACAGCGACCGACGGCACGAACTCCGTAAATGGCACCGTCCGCCGACTGACTCAGCAGGCGGCTAGCACCCGCATCGTGTGGATTGCGGACATTGACCCGCACGCAAGCTGGGCCAACGGCGCAACCATCACGCTGTCGCGCACATGGTCTGGCGCGATGACCGACAGCGGCACGATGGACGTGCTGCAGTTCAGCGGGTCATCCGTGAGCGATCCATACGTCACCTACGGCGAGTGCGAAAACACCGTAGGAACTGACCCGATTTGGGCCGTCTACCCGACCATCAACTCGGTTGCTGTCGGCGATCTGCTGATCGTAAACGCGATGAAGCAGGGCACCGCTGCCGGCTTTGCGGTGATCACGACCCCGGAGACTTACACCGAGGTAGACGACAACACGGCCTACACCGGCCGCGCCCAAGTCAGCTACGTGGTCGCCACCGGCACAGGCACGTATTCGCCCCCGATTGACCCGACCACCGCAGCAAGCAACCAGGGCGTTGCGGTTCAGGTCCAGTATCGAGAGATAAACACCCCGTCGCTGACGGACGTTGACACGCTCCCGGCCACGCCCGGCGAGTCAATGACGTTGGCAGGCACCGCGCTGGATGCCGCCAATAGCGGCGTGCGTGTGCGAATAGTTGGCACGCCCACAACCTACGACGCGCTGACCGGCTACAGCGCCAGCAGTTCGATTGCGGCCACCGCATCGATGCCGGCCATGCTGACGGAAGTCCCGTTTACGGTCGGCACGTCGCAGTCGGTTGAGTTCATCTCGACGGTTTCAGGCGTGGCGTCCGGCGTTGCGTTCGCCGGCTCCATCGACGTGGCTTCAGGCTATGCGGTGGTCGAACTTGTCGCGCCCAACACGACCGCATCGGAATCCGTGGCCGCGAACTTCGGTGTGACGCCGGCTGACGTCGATCAGTTGTACTACCAGACCGACAGCGGAAACGTGGTCGTCGCCGCCAATGGCGTTCCGACAGCCGGGCCCAGCTACGTCGCCGGCACCACGCTGAATGCCTACCTCTGGGACGGCTCGGCATCCAGCGGGCGCTGGCTCGGGCCGATCCTGTTTCAACTCACGGACACGGGTTCCGTTTCCGTGGGCGGCACCGGCCTCGGCGGCCCCATCCGCAGCCCGATCAGATCACCCATTCGCGGCGCAGTGCGCGGCACCATTCACTAGGAGCGCACGAGATGGCAAACGTCACGGCGAACGAGGTTCAGAAAATCTTCAGCACCACGGACTCGTCGGATGCGCTGTGGGGCGGAAACGGCGTTGCATATCAGATCGTGATCGGTACTGGCACGGTGAAGCTTGAAGGTAGCCTCGACGGCACGAACTTCGTGACGATCCCGCTGCCGGACGGCAGCACAGCAGCTTCGTTCACGGCATCGACCATCGGCAGCCTGCGCAAGATGCCGATGTGGGTGCGCGCGACCTGCACGGCCTACACGTCCGGCGTGTCCGCGCTTCTCATCGGCAAGTCGGGCGACGAGCCGCTGGCGTGATCTACGTCGAATCGCCTGTCCGCAACTGGCCGCGCGGAATCTTCCGCGAGTTCACGCTGCACACCGAGCAGGTCGAGCTGTTCACGCTGTCCACGTCGCTCTACCAGGACAGCACGGACGCCACGCTGACCAGTGTCAGCACGGACGACGTGGATTCCGGCCTGACAATCAGCAACGCCGCCACGGCTGACCCGCTGTGGACGGCGCGCCTGTCGGCCAGCGTCGCCGGCCTGTACACGTTCTGCCTCGTCGTCGTCTACAGCAACGGCGAGACGCAGCGGTTGGAGTTCCTCGCGCGGGTGGTGAATCCGTGAGCGAGCAATTCAGTTTGGACGGGCTCGATTCATCGCCTGCCGCGCTAGCTGAATTTTCCGAAGCTGACTTTAAGACGAGATTTGCAAGCTACTGGGCCGAGAACGACGTTATGTGGGGCGCAGAGCGCCTGCATCAGACTGTCGTCGGGATCATGAAGGAAATTCTGGTGCGCTCACGGCAACGCACCATCAACGCGGCGCAAATCGCGGCCATGAAGCACGCTGCCGATATTGGCCTGAAGCTGCTGAACAAGCACATGCCTGACATGAAGGCAATCGAGATGACCGGAACGGCCGGGATGTCTCAGGAGGACGCGCTTGAACTCCTTGCAGCTGGAATTAGAGCTGCGGAACAAGCTGGCGCGACAGTTTCCCCTGTACTCGGTGACGTGCCTCCGAATACGCACTAAGGCAGGACGAATCGAGCCGCTGCAACTGAACCGCGCGCAGCTCTACCTGCACGAGATGGCAGAAAAGCAACTGGCCGAGACCGGCAAGGTACGCCTGATCTGCGTGAAGGGCCGCCAGCAGGGAATCAGCACGTATTGGCAGGGCCGCACGTATCACCGCGTCACGCACGCGCGTGGCGTGCATGCGTTCATCCTGACGCACGAGCAACAGGCCACGAACAACCTGTTTGCGATGACGGATCGCTTTCACCGGCACGTGCCGACGATGTTCCGGCCGCACACGGGCGCGAGTAACGCGAAGGAACTGTTCTTCGACCGACTGGACAGCGGCTACAGCGTCGCAACGGCCGGCGCGAAGGGCGTCGGGCGCTCCAAGACGCTGCAAATGTTCCACGGCTCTGAGGTCGCCTACTGGCCGATGGCGCAGGACCACATGGCGGGCGTCATGCAGGCAATTCCCGACCTTCCGGGCACAGAAGTTTTGCTCGAAAGCACCGCAAACGGCCCCGGAGATGCTTTTCACGGCATCTGGCAGAACGCAGTTGCAGGCCGCAGCGAGTATCGCGCGGTGTTCATCCCGTGGTTCTGGCAGGACGAGTACCGCCGCAAGGCTGATGACCTGCAACTAACCGAAGAAGACCGCCTGTACATGGAGGCCAACAGCCTCGATGAGGGCCAGATGGCGTGGAGGGCGAACAAGATCGCCGAATTGAACGGAGACGCCGGCCAGTTTCGGCGCGAGTACCCCGCCAACGCAGACGAGGCATTCCTGGCGTCGGCAGAACAGTCCTTCATCCGACCGGAACTAGTCCAGATCGCCCGCAGAGCCACGGCAACGGGCATCGGGCCGCGTCTGCTGGGGGTGGACCCGGCGCGCTTTGGAGACGACTTGACGGCCATTGTGGAGCGCCAGGGGCGGGTGGTCTCGGATGTCGAGACATTCGCCAAGCGCGACACGATGGAAGTCGCGGGGCTGGTGAAAAAGCGCCTGGACAACGGCATCGACTTCGCATTCGTGGACGTTGTTGGCATCGGTGCTGGCGTCGTGGACCGCCTGCGCGAGATGGGCTACTCGGCGCGGATCATTCCCGTCAACGCGGGCGAATCTGCGCTCGACGACGGCAAGTATTTCAACCTGCGCGCCGAGATGTACGGAAACCTGCGCGACTGGCTGCAAGAGCAGCCCGCAGTGCTGCCGAACGATGAGGCGTTGCAGGCCGATTTGTGCGTCGTGCAGTACAAGTACACGAGCAACAGCCAGTACAAGCTCGAATCGAAAGACGACCTGAAAAAGCGGCTCGGGCGCTCGCCTGACCGTGCAGATGCGATTGCGCTGACCTTTGCGCGCCCCGTGGCCAACAATTCGGCGCTTGTTGCGCCCACTCTGAGTGTGCAAGGGGGCGGCGGATGGATGAGATGATGGAGTCCGCGCCCGATGAACTGAAGGCGCAGGCCGAGGCGGCCGAGCAGGAGCGTGAGTTCCTCGAAGACATCCTTGCGAAGTTCAAGCGCGCAGAGGATTTCGAGCGCGAGGACCGCCGACGCGCTGCTGAGGACCTTTCATTCCGTTCTGGCGAAGGCCAGTGGCCCGATTCGGTCAAGATCGAGCGCGAGCAGGCAGGTCAGCCGTGCCTGACCATCAATCGCGTGCGCGCCGCCGTGAAGCAGGTGGTGAACGAGGCCCGCCGCAACCGTCCTGCCATCAAGGTCGTGCCGGTAGAGGACAGCGACAAGGACAAGGCCGAGATCATCGCCGGCATGGTGCGGCAGATTGAGTCCGAAAGTCGCGCGCAGATGGTCTACCTGCCCGCATTCGACTCGACGGTGGCCGGCGGCTTCCGTGGCTCGTGGCGGGTCGTGACGCGCTACTGCGACGACGAAGGGTTCGACCAGGAGATTCGCCTGCTGCCTATCCAGTCGCCGTTCGCGGTGTACTGGGACCCCGACAGCAAGGAACTCGACCGCGCGGACGCCAAGTGGTGCTTCGTGGTCGAGGAGATGAGCAAAGCACTATTCAAGGAACGCTACCCGGACAAGACGCCGAGCGACTGGACCGGCGAGTACGCGGGAGAACTGCGCAACGGCTGGATGTCCGACCGAACGGTGCGGGTCGCCGAATACTGGTGCATCGAGGAAGGCCCAGAGCGGGTGATCTCGCAGCTTGAGAACGGCGAGACGGCGGAAGGCGAGGCGGAAGCGTTTGCCATGCCCGATGGCAGCGTCGCGCGTGCCGTCAACACCCGCACCATTCGCGACAAGCTGGTGGTGAGCTACAAGGTGTCCGGTCACGCGGTGCTGGAGAACGCAAAGGAATTCCCGAGCAAACACATCCCCATCATCTCGTGCGAAGCCCCGCGCGAGTGGGAAGACGGCCGGCTGCGCGGCGTGTCGCTGATCCGCGACGCGAAAGACCCGCAGCGCATGTACAACTACTGGCAGACGACGATCACAGAAAAGGTGGCGCTTGCACCGAAAGCGCCGTTCCTCGTCACGCCGAAGCAGATCGAGGGCCTTGATGGGTTCTGGAAGGCGGCAAATCGCGCGAACCTGCCGTATTTGCCGTTCAATCCAGACCCGTCGAATCCGGGCGCGCCGCAGCGGCAACAGCCGGCATTCGTCAACGCCGCCGAGCTTCAGCAGGCCGGACAAGCCATCGATGACATCAAGGCCACGACCGGCATCTACGACGCCAGTCTAGGCGCGCGTTCGAACGAGACCAGCGGCCGCGCAATCATGGCGCGCCAGCAGGAAGGCGATACCAGCACCTACGACTACATGGATGCGCTGTCGGTCGCCATCGAGCGAACCGGCCGCATCGTCGTGGACATGATCCCGCGCGTCTACAACACGCGCCGCGCCATTCGCATCCTGAACGAGGATGAAACGGTGGTGGCTTCGGTCATCAACGACTCGCCCGAGACCGAACTGACCGGCAGGTACGACGTGCGCGTGGAGGTTGGCCCGAGCTACAGCACCAAGCGCATGGAAGCACGCGATTCCATGATGCAGTTCGTCCAGGCCGTACCGAAGGCCGGCGAAGTAGGCGCAGACGTGATCGCCCGCAACATGGACTGGCCGGGCGCGGACGAGTTGGCGAAGCGGTTCAAGAAGACGCTGCCTCCGGGGATCGCCGACGAAGATCCGAAGAACATGACGCCCGAGCAGCAGCAGGAGATGCAGTCTCAGGCTGAACTCGCATCGAAAATGGACGCCCTCGCCACGCGCGACAAGATTGCTGACGTGAGGATCAAGGAAGCGCAGGCCGAAAAGTACAAGGCCGAGGCCGAGCAGATCAGCATTGACGCCGCAATGGCGGCCAGCCAGATGCAGGCGCTGACGGCGCAGCTGCCTCTGATGGTCCAACAACTTGTCATGCAGTCGCTGCAAGACCTCATGCAGGGCGAACAGACCGAGCCGCAGCAAATGCAGGCTCCACCCGAACAGATGCCCGCTCCGGGCATGTGACAGACAACGACTGACAACGGCCCTTCGGGGCCGTTTTTCGTTGCGCTACCGATGGCGATTCATCGGGCTCAAATCCGCCGCAAGGCGCAGGTAACGCATGGAAATCGAACAGGTCCCCGAGCTGACCGAAGAACAGCTCGCGCCCGGCGCAAATGAATCGGACTCGCCAACCGAGACTCAGGACAGCGAGGCTCCTGCGGAACCCGATGAGGCCCCCAAGCCTCGCGGCGTACAGAAGCGCCTTGATGAGTTGACCGCCAACTGGCGGGCAGCAGAGCGACGCGAAGCGGAACTCCGGCAGGTCGTTGCGCAACTCGCGCAGCAACAAAAAGCGCCGGAGATTCAGCCAACCTCTGCATCGCAATCGTTCGTGCAACCTTCGGCGGAGGCCGAACCTTCGATCGAGCAGTTCGACTCGTGGGAGGAGTTCTCCAAAGCGCACGGGCGATACGTGGTGCGGCAGGAACTCGCGCAAGCGCGCGCAGAAGAACAGGCGCGACAGCAGCAAGTGCAACACCAAGCCCTACAGCAAACGTGGTGGCAGAAGGTTGAACTCGCGCAGTCGCAGCATCAGGACTTTGCCGAAGTCGCGGGTGTTGTGCCCGTGCCTCCCGGCTCGGAACTGGAGCGCCTGATTCTGAGGTTGGAAAACGGCCCGGACGTGCTCTACGGAGCAGGCAAGGTGCTGGCCAACAACCCGAGCGAGCGCGCTCGCATCGCTCAATTGCCAACCATTGAGGCGGCATTTGCTCTCGGCAGCCTCGCCGCGTCACTCCAGACGCCGACGAAGGCAACACCACGACCCGTCCCACAGCCAATCAATCCCCTGGCTGGGGGCAACGCTGCGCCCGCTACCGACCCGGACAAGATGAGTTCCGATCAGTGGCTTCAGTGGCGTCGCGCGCAACTGAGGTAATTCGCAATGGCGAACTCGATTCTGACCCCGACGATGATCACCCGCGAAGCTCTGCGGGTGCTCCACGACAAGCTGTCCTTCATCGGCTCGGTGAACCGGCAGTACGACAACCGTTTCGCGCAGACCGGCGCGAAGATCGGCACTTCCCTCAACATCCGCATGCCGTCGCAGTACACGGTGCGCACCAACGCAACGCTGGCCGCACAGGATCACGTGGAGCGCAGCACGCCGCTCACCGTGTCGTCGCAGTACGGCGTGGACGTGTCGTTCACCACGGCCGAACTCACGATGTCGCTGGACGACTTCTCGCAGCGCATCATCGTGCCGGCAATGTCGGTGCTTGCTTCCAAGCTGGAGTCCGTCGCGCTGGATGTGGCGTACAAGCGCACGGCGAACTACGTCGGTGTGACCAACGCGGACATCACCTACAAGACCTTCCAGCAGGGCGGTCAGGTGTTGACCGAGAACCTCGCCCCGCAGTCGCAGCGCACCGCGCTCCTGAACCCGCGCAGCCGCGTCGAGTTCATGGACGCAACCAAGGCGCTGTTCCAGGCGTCCGACAACCTCGGCAAGCAGTTCCGCGAGGGCATGATGGGCCGCACGGGCGGCTTCGACGTGTACGAGAACAACCTGCTGCCGCAGCACACGCGCGGCTCGCTGGCCGGTTCCTCGCTCACGACCGGCGCATCGCTCGGTGTCTCGACCACCACGAACTCGTGGGCCTCGCAGACCGATCTGGGCGTGGACGGCGCAACCTCGGCAACCACGCTGGCGGCTGGCGACATCATCACGATCAGCGGCGTCTACGACGTGCACCCCGAGACGAAGACCAACCTCGGCCGCCTGAAGAAGTTCGTGGTGCAGTCCGCAGTGACGCTGACGACTTCCGCCAACACCTACACGGTGACGGTGAAGCCGGCGCTGATCTACGGCAGTGGCAACGCCTTCCAGAACTGCACGCTCTCCGGCGTGGCCAACACGGACAACAACACCGTGACGGCGTTCGGCGTCGCGAGCACGGCATACGGCCAGAACCTGCAGTATCACCAGGATGCTTTCGTCTTCGCGACGGCCGATCTGGAGGATGTCTCGCAGTACGGCGCGTGGGGTGCTCGCGACAACATGGATGGCATTTCGATGCGGATCGCACGGCAGTACGCGATCAGCAGCGACACGGTGCCGTGCCGCATCGACGTTCTGTGGGGCTTCGCCGAGCTGTATCCCGAGCTTGCCGTTCGCTCCTTCCACCAGCTCACCTGATCCCAATCTGGTGATCCCGGGCGCGGGGCTTCGGCCCCGCGTCTTCAACGGTCGAGGTTCTATGTCCTTCAAAAAGCGCGATTCCGACTCCAAGCAAGAACAAAAACGAATCCACGCATACGTCGCCACCCCCGCCTACGACGGACGGGTGATGACGGACTTTGCAATTTCCATGACCGAGGCGGCACAGGCCGCAGCGGTGTACGGCATCCAGGTCACGGCGGCGGTGATGGGCAACGGTGCCTTCATCGAGATCGCCCGCAACAACTTTGTGCGGATGTTCCTTGAAACGGAATGCACGCACCTGTTCTTCATCGACAGCGATTTGCGGTTTGAGCCGCGCGCGTTTGTGAACATCCTGCTGGCGCGGCTCCCCGTGGCGGCCGGCATGTACCGGCGCAGGCAGGAGCCGGAAGACTATCCGGTGAAGATCAGCGACTACCCAGACGGCGGCGGCCTGTGGGTGGAGGACGACTGGGTGATGTGCGACAGGGTGCCCACGGGCTTCCTGTGCATCTCCCGCGAGGTGATCGAGGAGATGGTGGCGGACCCGTCCACCAAGTACCTCGAACAGACGAACCTGCCGCTGACGCCGATCCTGTTCGACACCTATCTGGTGCCGCGCAACGATGCCGGCACGGTGAACACGTTCATGGGCGAGGACTTCTCGTGGTGCGAGAAGTACCGGGCCAAGTACAAGAAACCCATCCCCGTCTGGCCGGACTGGGACTTCACCCACGGCGGCTACAAGTGCAACTTCTACCAGTACCTCGCGAAGGAAATTGAAAAGGAAGAACTCGCGAAGCAGGCAACTCCGGCTGTCAGTGGACAGGACGAGACGGAGGCTGCGGCATGAAGGGCCTGAAGAAGAAGCAACTGCTGATCGGCTGCGGGACGAACAAGGCGCGGCTGATGCGGCTGGAAGAGGGCCAGGACTGGGAAGACCTGACGACGCTGGACATTGACCCCGGCGTTAAGCCGGATGTGGTCCACGATCTGAACGTGTTCCCCTATCCGTTTGACGCGGATGAGTTTGACGAAATCCACGCCTACGAGGTGCTGGAGCACTGCGGGCGGCAGGGTGACTACAAGTATTTCTTCGACCAGTTCAACGAACTGTGGCGCATCCTGAAGCCGGGCGGCCTGCTGTTCGCGTCCTGCCCGATGTGGGACTCGCCGTGGGCGTGGAGCGATCCGGGTCATACGCGGGTCATCACGCGGCAGTCGCTGATCTTCCTGCAGCTGGAGGAGTACCACCAGCTCGGCAAGACCCACATGACCGACTATCGGCACCTGCTGACTGGTGATTGGGAGTTGATGGCCGGCAAGGAAGACACAGACATCTTCAGCTTTTGCATGCGCGCCAAGAAGTGAGTGCGCGCACCGAGCACTACGCCGACCTCCGAAAGCACTACCTCGACCAGCCGAACGAGGTGAGCCTGGAGACGCTGGCGAAGTGCAATGCGTCATGCTCGTTCTGCCCGTACCCGACGCTGGACCGGATCGGGACGAAGATGCCGGACGAGCTGATACATCGGCTGATCGACGAGATGTCCGAGTTCCGGCGGCCGTTCGCGCTGTCGCCGTTCAAGGTGAACGAGCCGCTGCTGGATCGGCGGTTCATTCCGATCTGCGAGGAGTTCAACCGGAAGGTGCCGCAGGGCTTCCTGCGCATCTTCACGAACGGTACTGCTCTGACGGACGACAACATCAACGCCGTGAACAGACTGGGCAACGTGATCCACCTGTGGGTGTCGCTGAACTCGCACATCCCCGAGGACTACGATCGCCTGATGGGCATCTCGTGGAAGCGCACCACGGACAGGCTGGACGCACTGCACCGAAGTTCGTTCCGTCACCCCGTGATGCTGTCGTGCGTGGGCTTCCCGAACGAGGATTTCCGCCGCTACTGCTACGACCGTTGGCCGAAGTTCGACTCGATGGCCATTCGCCAGACCTCGTGGCTCGGCTTCACGGACGCGCAGGACAACGAGGTGCCGGACGAAGCGTGTTCGCGCTGGTTTGAACTGTCCGTGGCTGCGACTGGCGTCGTCTCGCTGTGCTGCATGGACGGCGAGGCGGCGTATCCAATCGGCGACCTCAACAAGCAGACGCTGCTTGAGGTCTACAACGCGCCCGCATGGCGCGAACGGCGCGAACTGATGTTGAGCCGCAGGGGCATCCATCCCTGCTCGACCTGCACGTACTGAGGGCGTCCGATGACCGTGAACCAGTTCATCGCCCGCGCGATGCGCCTGCTTGGCCTTGTGCAGGCGGGCGAGGCACCGACAGCGGACGAGTACGAGAACGGGCTGGAGGCGCTGAACCTGTTTGTGGCCGGATTGCGTATTCGCGGCGTAGACATGGGCTGGCAGCCGTACACGGCGGACCAGGGCGGCGAAACGATGCCGTATCCGGATGAAGACCTCGGGCATCTGTCCGCGATCTTTGCAGTCCACCTTTCCAGCGAGTACGGCAAGGGCAACACGGTGCCGGCGTCGGTGGCGGCGGCGAGTTCGATGGGCTTCAACGCGCTGTGGTCGAAATACAACACGGCTGCGGAGTCCAGCTTCGACCGCGCCATCACGCTCCCGCTGCGCAGCGGTGGTGTGGATCGGACGCTGTTTAGCTGATGCGTCTTCAGATTGGCCTGACCAGCGCGCGCGGTCGTTCCACGACGATCACGGCTGAACGACTGGTCAACATGTTCGCGGAGAAGGCCCCGGAAGGCTCTGAATCGCCCGCAGTGACGCACGGCGTGCCGGGCATGGTCACGCACGCAACGGCCGGCAGCGGCGGTTGCCGGGGCCTGTTGGCTATTGCCGGCATGCTGTATGCGGTGATCGGGCAGGAGCTGTTCTGGATCGACGCAGGCGGCAATGCAAGTGCGTCGCTGGGCGAGGTGCCCGGAACTGCGTTGGTCTCGATGGCGACGGACGGTGACATCATCGTGATAGTCACGAACCCGGACGCCTACACCTACACGATAAGCACGGCGACTTTTGAGCAGGTCACGGACGCCGCATACGGCGGCGCGCATAGCGTGATCTGGATGAACCAGACGTTCGTGTTTGCGAGCGACACCGAGCACTTCGTCGGCGCTGTTGGCGGCCTGCTGCCGTTCGACCCACTGCTGGCTGCCTCGGCCGAGTATTCGCCGGATGGGATCGTCGGAATTGCGCGCGACCATAACGAGGTGCTGTTCCTCGGCTCCGGCACGCTGGAGTCCTGGCAGTTCGTCAACGTTGCCGAAGCGACTGACTACCCGCTCGAAGCCATCAGCGGCGCGACGGGCGAGAAGGGGCTGGCTGGCCGCAACGCCATCACGCAGCTCGACAACACAACGGTCTGGCTGGACCAGAACGGCATCGTTCGCCGGCTGGCCGGCGGGTATGTGCCGCAGCGCATCAGTACCGAAGCCATCGAACACCAGTTGGCGAGCGCCGATCTGGCGAGCGCCGAGATGCTGGTCTACATCGTCGAGGGCCACGAGTGCTTCGCGCTCAACACCAACGTGGGCACGTTCGTCTACGACGCCAACACCGGGCTATGGCACGAGCGGCTGAGCTACGGTGATGTGCGCTGGAAGGCTCAGCGTTCGGCGTTCATCTGGGGCGCGTGGTACGTCGGCAGCAAGGATGACGGCACCATCTCGCGCCTCGATCTGGACGTGAACGACGAGAACGGCGTGGACCTTGTGGCCACCGCGATCTTTCCGCCCATCGTGTTCGGGCGTGATCGCTTCACGGTGGACGAAATGGAACTGGCCTGCGATGTGGCCACGGGTACCTACGAAGTCGATCCCGTCGTGATGCTGCGCACCTCGCGCAACGGTTCCACGTGGAGCAATGGCGCGCAGCGCGGGATGGGCGAGGCTGGCCAGTACGACAATCGCGTTGTGTGGCGGCGACTCGGCCAGTACGACAAGGTGCACATGCGCTTTGACATCTCGCACCCGTACAAGCGCGCGGTGTACGCGGCGTATGCGTCGGTGACGCGAGACGACAGGTAGTGGCCGTCACGCGCTTCGACGCTCGCGCACTGGCCGCTGCCGGCCTGACGCGCGACCAGATTCGCATGCTGGAGTCCCTGTTCAAGGACGTTGATGCGCTTGCGCTGATACAGGTCGTGCTGGCGGCAGCAAACCCGCTGTTCCCTGCGGGCCGCGTGCTGACCGACACAGCAACCATCGACATCGACACGGCGACGGCGGGGCAGATCAAGGCCGCTGTCATCGATGGCTCGATCACCACGACCAAGCTGGGCGGCGACATCACGGCGTTTGCGAAAACGCTGCTCGATGACGCCGATGCGGCAACCGCCAGGGCAACGCTCGGCATCTCGGCTGGCTCGGCAGCATGGACCGAATACGAGATCGACTTCGGCACGACCGGGGTCTACGACGCGACGTTCACAGTGGTTGATGCCGCAGTGACTGCGCTTACGGAAGTGGCGGTAGTGCAGAGCGGCGCAACGGCCACGGGCCGTGCAGACGGCGATGCGCTGTGGGATTCCATCGCATACGCCGCCGTGCCTGCCGCTGGGTCATTCACGCTCTACGCACTCGCAACGCCCGGCCCCGTCGTCGGTAAGCGGAAAATCCTCTATCAGGTAGGCACGTAATGGCGCAGATCGACTCAGGCAGCAGCGCAGCAGGCAAAGCCAACGTCGGCAGCAATGCGGACGCGGCCTATGCGCTGTCCGTAAACCTGCCGGCGACGGACGCATCGGCAGGCTTTGCCTCGATGGTCGCCGAGAACGACGACGGCACTGTCACCGGCACGCGCTACATGAAGTCGCTGGAGCTGTCGGAGGATTACCGGCTGCGGGTCGGCGAAGACCAGACCATGTTCAACATGGACTTTGCCGGCACGACCATTGCGCAAGCGCATCTGCAACAGAACCTGTCCACCATGACGGCGGCGCAGGCGTCGGGCTTCCTCAAGCTGAACAGCGGCAACGCAACCGCATCTGGCAACGCCGCCAACATCCGCACCTACCGCACGTTCCCGATCTACGGCACCTTCCCGCTGTACTGCGAGCAGTGGATTCGCGAGGGCAACCCGACTGCCACCAACGCCATCAGCGAATGGGGTCTCGGCTACGTGTCGGGCACGTCTGCGCCGACTGACGGCGTGTTCTTCCGCCGCGCATCGGGCGGGCAGCTTCAGGGCGTGATCTGCTACAACTCGTCGGAAACAACGACCACCATCACGACCACCAACGTGCCCAGCCGCGATGGAGCAGGCACCTACGACGAGACCGAGTGCAACCACTACCTGATCACCGTCCATAACGACGAGTGCGAGTGGTGGATCAACGACACGCTTGCGCTGAAGGTGGCCATCCCCGCCACGTCGCCGATCCCGGTCAGTGCATCCACGCAGCCGGCTTTCTGCCGTGTCTACAACTCGGGCGTTGCATCGGCAGGGCGGCGCGTAGAGATCGGCTTCATCAACGTCAGCATGGCCGACCAGGACACGAACAAGCCGTGGCCGCACATCATGGCGGGCATGGGTAGTGGCGCTTACCAGACTCAGCCGGGCAATACGTCGGGCGGCACGGTCTCTCGCGCTGCGGCTGGCAACGGCTGGCCTGCTTCGGCCACGGCGAAGACCTCGGGCACATGGACTGCCACCAGCGCACCGGCTACCAGTGAACTTGGCGGGCGCTGGCTATCGCCGGCAATCTCGACGCTCACCAGCGAGGCTGATTACCCGGTCTTTGCCTACCTGAACCCGGCCGGCACCGCGTCACTGCCCGGCAAGACGCTGTACGTCACGCACATCCGCGTGGGCGAGTGCGTGGCACAAGCGGCGGCGTCTACCAACGCGATCACGCTGTTCTTCGCTGCCGGCGTAGGTTCGACCGCTGCCGCAACGACCGCCACTGAAGGCGCAGCCGTCGTTGCCGCTCGCATCGTCCCACTCGGCGCAACGGGCTTTGGCGCAACGGCGGCCATCGGAGACGTGCGCAGCGGGTTCGGCGTGGACTTCAACGGCGGGCCTCTTGTCGTTCCGCCCGGCACCTACTTCCATCTGATCGTCCGACCCGTAGGCACCGTCACGTCCAACACGCTTACGGTGGCCGGATCATTCACCGTGGTCGGTTACTTCGAGTGAGCCTCCCCGTCGCCATCGCCCGCGAGCGGATTCAGGCGCTCGAAGATGCAATGCAGGCAGCGCCCGATGAAGTTCATGCATGGCAGCAGACGGAACACCACTTCGCGCCGGGCCTGTATGTGCGCGTGCTGTACGTCAGTGCCGGAACGGTGTTCACAGGCGCGCTTCACCGCACGCGGCACTTCTACTCGTTGATGCAAGGCGCGGTGTCGGTGGTCGATTCCCTCGGCAACACGCAGCACCTGACCGCGCCGCATCTCGGCATCACCGAACCGGGCACGAAGCGCGCGGTGTACGTCCATGATGATGCCATCTGGGTGAACTTCCACCCGACCGACAAGACCGACCCGGACGAGATCATCTCGGAGATCACCGCCGAGTCATTCGAGCAGTTCGACGCAGGAGCCGCATAGATGGCTGTATGGATCACTGGCGTGGTCACGGTGGGCGGCGCGCTCATCCAGAAGAATGCATCCGACAACGCCGCACAGGCTGGCGTGGATGCTGCCAACCAGGGCGCGGCGGCCAATCGCAACGCGCTCGCGCAGCAGACGCAACTGACGCGGCAGCAGCTTGAGCTGCAACGCCCGCTGATTCAGACGCGGGATGCTTCGCTCAACCAGTTGAACGCCTTCTTCGGCCTGCCGCAGGTTGAGGCCAGCGACGTATCCGGCGCGCCGGGACGCGGTACCAACGGCTCGCGCCTGATCGCGCTGAACGGCATCACCACCACCGGCCAGCACACAGCAAAGGAAGGGAGTTCGTTCGCGGACAGCCTGAACCCGCTGAACAACCTGAACCCCATGCAGGGCGTGGGCAACGTGCTTGGCACGGCAGATGGCGCAGCACCGGACCAGTCGCCGCAACTGTTCTACGACCCCGGCGCAAACGCCATCGTGGACAGCGCCGGCAACCTCGTGTCGAACGTGCCGGCCGATGGCGTGATTCCGGGCCTTGTCCACGGGTTCAACAACCAAGTGCGGATCGACGCGCAGGGCAACGTTTACAGCGTCGGCAGCGGCGGCGAGAACAAGCTGTCCTTTCAGCTTCGTCCGCAGGCAGCGCAGCCGGCCAGCGCAGCCGCAGGCGCGAACACCACGCCCGCCAACGACTTCAGCAACATCCTCAACCTCCCGATCTTCTCGTTCCAGCGGAAAGAGGGCGAGGGCGTCATCAATCGCAACCTTGCCAACCGGGGCAAGTTCTTCAGCGGCGAGCGTGGCGCTGGCCTGCTGCGGTTCAACAACGCGCTCGTCGCCAACCGCATCAACGAGGACTTCGTGCAGCCTCGGTTGACGCTGGCGGGCTACGGCCAGAACGCCGGCAATCAGGCGCAGAACGCACTGGCGGGCCAGTCCAGCAATGTCGGGCAGGCGGGCGTCAACAGCGCGCTTCTGGCTTCGGATCGCGGGAATGCGCGGGCGAGTGGCTACGTCGGCACGGCCAATGCGGTGACCGGCGCGCTGGGCAACCTGCTCACGCTGCGCGAGATGAACGCAGGCCAAACGAAGCCAAGCAGCACGAAGGGCGGCCTGTCCACCTATGGTGCCAGCAAAGTGAGGCTCTACTGATGCCGTTCCAGATGCCCCAACTCCAGGACAACATTGGCAACGCGCTGGCCAACATCGGCCAGATTCGCCAGCAGCGGACGCAGAACGCGCTGGCGGAGCGGCAGATCGGCCTGTCGGAAGCGGCAGGGCGCAGGCAGCAGCAGCAGTTTGATGCGGAGCAGGCGGCGGCGCAGCGAGCGCAGCTAAACGAGCAAACGCGCAACGTCGTTGGCGCGTTGCTTCGCGTGCCGAAAGAGCAGCGCGCCGCGCTCTGGCAGCAGCAGCGCCAAAGCCTTCCTCCTGAACTGGCCTCGCGCATTGACGCCAACCCAGCCGCGCTGGACGACAACTTTTTGCAGTTCAGCTACAACCAGTTGGGCGAACTGACGGCGCAGCAGAAGGCGGAAGATGCGCGGATGAACGCGCGCGCGACAGCTGCCGGGGACCAGATCATTGTCCGTGGTCCGGATGGCCGACCGCAGATCAGGTACGCGGACAAGTTCGACCTGAACGCGACGTACGACCAAGCACCGGATGCCAACACGCAGCTCGGATCGGCCACAACGCGGCGCGGGCAGGACATTTCTGCGGCTACCACGCGCCGTGGGCAGGACATCAGCGCGGCGACGACCATTCGCGGCCAGGACATGACTGACCGACGCGCCGGCCAAACTGGCGCGGCTGCTGACAAGCCCACCGAGTCCGCGCGCCTGTCTCGCGGGTTCATGATGCGCATGCAGAACGCAGAGCGAATCCTCGGGCAGCTTGCTGTGCGTGGCGTCAATCCGGGGTCCGCCGGCAACGTGATTGCGGGCGCAACAAACGTCACCGCCGGCCCAGAACTGCGTCAGTACCGGCAAGCAGCCAATGACTGGATTCGCGCCAAGCTGCGCCGTGAGTCCGGCGCGTCGATTGCTCCCGACGAAATGCAACGGGAGTTCGAAACCTACTTCCCGGTCTATGGCGACGACCCGCAGACCATCCAGCAGAAGGCAGAAGCCCGCGCCATTGCGACGCAAGGGATGGTCGAGGCGGCAGCACTGCCGAGCGCGCCAGCCATGCCCGCTGGCGGCGGTTGGTCCATCGAGCCTGCGAGGTAGCCGTGCCGAAGTACAACGTCACCGCGCCGGACGGGCGCAAGTTCGTCGTCACCGCGCCCGAAGGCGCAACGCAACAGCAGGTGATCCAGTACGCGCAGGCGCAGATGCGCGCCAAGCCGAGCGCACCACCAGCGCCGCGCCAAACGCCATCCCAGGTCGTAGCGTCCATTCCGGGCAACTCAGCGCCCGTGCGTCGTGCCGCGCCGGCGCAAGACAACTCGCTTGTGGGGCGTTTCCGTGACTCGCTTGCGGGCGTGCTGGAGCCGATTGCAGCCGGCGTGGAGGGGCAACTCGCACTGGCCACGGGCAGCGTCGGTGGCGTGATCGGCGCTGGTGCGCGGGGCACGGGCCGGCTTGCTCGTGAAATCCAGAACGGCAATTTCGGCACCGATGCCGCCGCGCAACGCATCTCCCAAGCAGCGGCGCGGGGTGCTGATGCGCTGACCTATGCCCCTCGATTGCAGCGTGGCAGAGAGGCCGTTTCCGGCCTTGCTCCCGTCATGGAAAACCTCGCGGCCGTTGCCCCTAACGCGCAGTTCGTTGCAGGCGCGGCCGCAATGCCCTCTGCGGCCCTTCTGCGGCCTGTCGCGCAGCGGGCCGCAACAACCGCACGGGCAGGCGCGCAGCGTGTCGCACAAGCCGTTCCGTCGCCCTCTGTGGCCGCCGCTGCGGCAAAGGAGCGTGCAGCTCAGGCTGCAGGCCTGCGAGACGCAACGGTTGCGGCAGAACTCCCGCGCGACAGCGCAGGCGCTGCATCTGTGCCACAAGCAATCACGCGCTACGACCAGATGCAGTCGCTCCCGGTGCCGATGACGCCAACGCGCGGGATCGCCACCAGAGATTTCGGCTTGCAGCGTTTCGAGCGCGAAACGGCAAAAGACCCCGAGCTGGGCGCACCGCTGCGGGAGCGGTTCAACGATCTGAACCAGCAGATCACTCAGAACCTCGACGCCTTCGAGTACCAGATGGAGCCGACGCTATCGAGCACGACGGAGGTAGGCTCTGTCATCGATAGCGCGATCAATCGCAGGATCGCTCGCGACCGCAAGCGCATCAAGGCAGCCTACAAGCGGGCGGATGATGCCGGCGAGATGGAAGCGCCGGTGGCGCTCACACAGGCCGTTCAGGCGATGAACGACCTTGCCCCGGATGCCGCAGTGACTCCGTTGCTTGCCGCAGCGCGAGCACGAGCAATCCAGACCGGCGTTGCGGTCGAAGGCCCTGATGGCGCGCTGGTGGCCCAACCCGTCACCCTGAAGACAGCCGAAACGTTCCGTCGTGCGCTTCGCAATGCGACCGACTACGAACCCACCAACATTCGTGCGTCTTCGATCATCCGCAGCGCCGTGGATGAACAGACCCGCAACATGGGAAAGGGGCTGTATCGAGCCGCCCGCGCTGAACGCTCACGGTTTGCCAAGGATTATGAAAACGTCCGATCCATCGCAAACATTGTCGGAACGCGCAATGGCACCGGAGAGCGGCAAGTAGCCATCGAGAACGTGTTGCAGCAGTCCGTGCTGGCTCCAAGCGTCCCGACTGCCAGCGTGCGTCAGCTCCGGCGGTTGTTGCAGACCGAAGGACCAGAGGGAATGCAGGCGTGGAAGGAGGTCCAGGCGGCCGTCATTCGCCACATCCGCGACGAAGCGCTGGGCAACATCGCCACCAACGAGCGGGGCCAGCGAGTCATATCTCCGGCCAAGCTGAATCGCGTGATCGGCAACCTCGACAAATCCGGCAAGCTGGAGTTCATCTTCGGCAAGGGCGGCGCTGAGCAGATTCGCCTGCTGAACGACGTGGCAACGGACGTGATGACTTCGCCGCCAAGCGCGGTAAACACCAGCAACACGGCTTCCGTTTTGCTCGGCGCGATGGACACAGTGGTTTCCTTCACATCGACCGGCCTTCCCGTGCCGATTCTGACCACGCTGAAAGCGCTGCGTAACGGTATCCGCGACAAGGTGCTGCGCGCGCGCGTCGATAGGGCCATCAACTACAACCCGCGCAACGTGCGTCCACCGAAGCAGGCCCAACTGCCCAGCGCGCCAACCATCAACTCGCTCGCAGCCGACTAACCACGCCGCACCCATCCCCCTGCCTAGCGCGGGGACGGCCCTCTATTGCCTGGAGAACGCCCAGAATGGCCCAACTGTTCAGCCTCCCCAAAGCCCGACCGCTCGACACGGGCGGGAAGGTCCGTCCGGGCAGCAAGCTCACCTTCACGACCGTGGGTACGCTCACTGCGGCGACGGTCTACACAGACCCGGCTTGCACCATCCAGCACTCCAGTCCGGTGGTGGCGGACGGCAACGGCGAGTTTGCGGCGATCTATTTCAACAATGATCGTGACGTCTACCTGACGACCAGCACAGGCACGCCGATTTGGGGGCCTGTGACACTTCCGGTTGGGGGCATCAGCCGCACCAATGCGGAGATCGCGGCCAGCGTCACGCCGTCGAACTACAGCTATCGGCCCGGCGACATCATGCGCTACGGCGCAACGGTGGATGGCACCACAGACGACTACCTTGCCTTCAGTAAGGCACTGCTGTCCAACGGCTACGTGTACTCCTCCAAGGCCGGCACCTGCCTGATCGGCACGTCCATCGACATGCAGACCAGCACCACGCTTGACCTGTCCGGCCTCAAGCTGATCGCCAAGGTGCAGGACTGGGTGTCTGCCGGCGTGGTGCGCGCCAAGTCTGTTGACAACGTGGTGATCCGAGGCGGCTGGATCGACGGCCAGAAGGCCAGCAACAGCACTGGTCGCGTCACAGGCGTGGACATTCGCGGGGCCACGAACGTGCGCGTGGAGAATGTGCGCGTGACCAACTGCCCCGGCCTGACCAGCGCAGGCCAGCACTCCGGCGATGGCATCTACATCGGCTATGACGGCTCGACCGTGCCGGAAAACATCGTCGTCTCGGGCTGCATCTGCGACGGCAACGTGCGCCAGGGCATGTCGGTTGTAGGCGTGGACGGGCTGACCGTCACCGGAAGCCACTTCCTCGGCACGACCGGGAGCGACCCCGGCGCAGGTATTGACCTCGAAGCCGATGACGTGGCGGACACGCTGCGCAGCATCACGATTGCGGGCAACGTCTTTGAGGGCGGCTATTACGGGGTGATCGCCACGACGGGCGCAAAGCACGTCGCCATTACCGGCAACACCTTCCGCGCGAACCGTTACCACGATGTCTTCCTCGGCGATTGCGATTACGTGACGGTGACAGGAAACACGGTCATTTCGACCGGGAAAGTGCTGTCGCCCGGCTCGCTGGTCTACATGCAGAACGCCAACAACATCGTCGTCTCCGCGAACGTGTTGCAGGGCAGCGGAACGGACGCCGAGGAGGCTGCGGGCATCAGCGTCCGCGATGCCAACGTGGTGCAGATCAGCAACAACGTCATTCGCCTTACGCGCACGCAGGGTGTTCTGATCGGCAACAGCGACATCACCACGGCGTTCGCGGATGTCGTGGTCGAAGGCAACATGTTTGCCGATTGCGTGGATTCTGCCTCCAGCGGGACTGCGGTAATCGCGGTGTCCGGCAACAACACCGGCCCCGTTTCGCCTGCGCGGGTGACCATCCGCAACAACCACATCTACGACTCGCGCTCCGCCGGTAACGAGTGCGACAACGCGATTTCGATTTCTACCAACATATCGGCCGCCACCCAATCCGGCTACCGAGTCGAGGGCAACACGGTCAGCGGGCCTGCGTTGGCATTTGTAAACGCCACCTACCCCCCGCTGTCCAATGCGCTTACCTGGAACCCCGGCAACCTGATTGATGGCGCAGGCGAGACATCGTCCGCAATTACGGTGACCGGGGCGGCACTGGGGGATACCGTGCAGGTGTTCCCGCCGTACGATCTGCAGGCGATTCTTTGCACTGGCTACGTTTCAGCAACCAACACCGTAACCATACGGCTGCAGAACGAAACGGGCGGCCCAATTGATCTTGCCAATGGATCGTGGCTGGTGCGCGTGCGGAAGTTCTACGAATGAGCGCCAATGGTGGCGAAGTGCCACGATTTCGCGACGCCGCCGATGGGTCCACCATCCCGCAACGGCCCCCTCTCGCAGGCGAGCACGGCCGCCTTGCGGAATGGTTCGAGGGGGCGATACGGACGGTGGAGCACGAAGTCAAGGACATACGAGACAGGCTCTCGCGCATGGAGGGCGCGAAGGCGTCGGAGGACAAGGCTGCCCATGAGTGGCGGGAGCGGACGGACGCCAAGCTTGACTCGCTGCTCGGGAGGCCGACCGGGCAGGAGGAAAGCACAGGACCGCGCCCGTGGTGGGCCTCGCTGTTGACCGAGCGCACCTTGTCGCAGCTTACCGTCGTCGGCATGGCTGTCCTGCTGGTCTGGTTCCTTGCTGCCGACCGATTTGGGATCGAGAACGTGGACCGCTCAATAGACCATCACCTCGAGCGAGATGTGCCGGCGGCGAAGTAGGTCACCTCCGCGCGGGTGAGGATCACGGGCGGGAGTCCTTGGCGATGGCAACGCGCGCCTCCCGCAACGCGATCACGGTGGCGACGATGCTTTCGGCCATGCTCTCTCGCGCGTCTTCGGGCAGCGGCTGATCCATGTCCGCCAGCCGCAGCGCAGACTCCAGAGCGTGCTCGGAATCGTCGCACTTGTGCGCAGTGCCCTTCAGTCGGTTCACGCGACGCATTAGCTTCTTGAGGCGGAATGTGGTGCTCACCTCTCCCCCTCCGCCGCCAGGAGCGCAGCGACGATGGTGCAGGCTTCGTGCTTGCCGGTCATCAGCGCGCGGATGTCGTCCGCATCCCACAGGATCACCTCAAATCCGTTTCCGTCATCGAGCATGTCTAGGCAAGGCATCCATCCGCGCGCCTTCGTTTCCTCCCACGCCGCCGACAGCGAGGTGGTGAGGCAGGAATGCACAAGCGTATACGTGTCTTCGTTCCCGCCTCTGCACTCAACCAAGAAGACGCGGTACTCGCCATGGTCTGCGCTGTAGACCGCCGCGTATTCGTGCCCGTACAACTCCGACATGACTTCTGCGCTCAACTCCGCACTCCCCTCGCTCGCCTCGCACAGGCGGGCGATCAGCGACTCATGCTTGGCCACCGTTCAGGCCCTCCCTTACTCCACGCAGATACTGGTCAAGCGCGTGCCTCGCCCACTCCTTCGGCGTGCCGTTCAGAAAGTCGCGGAACGCCTGCCATGCGCGGGCGGCGTCCACATGCACGTACCCGAAGTCTTCGCGCCAGTAATCAGACGCGTCATACAGTCCGTACTCGCCGGCAGAGGTGCGCCCGAGGTCCATGAACACAGGCCAATCACTCATCCCTCACACCCTTCGCCTTCGCCCGTGAGCAGCACAGACACGTCGTGCAGGTAATACGTCTTGCCGAGCACGCCGCCATGCCGATCACGACAGCCGCCGTCGTGCATCGATCCCTCGGCGTAGCGCCCCGGCCTCACCATGCGGCAACAGAGCGATGCCGATGCCATTGGCGGTGACTCTGCCAGTGCGCGAATGCTCTCCCGCAGCGCCCGCACGACGGCGTCGCGAGCGGAGAGCTGGGAGCGGAGGCATGTAATCTCGTCCTCATACGTCTGCACGACTTCTGCAAACGTCGGTTGGTCGAAGTTCTCAGGATTCATGATCGTGCCCCTTGATGCGCAGCAAGAACTTGCTCGCCTCTTTCCACGCCTGCCCGTCGTCGTCTTCGAGCATGTCTTTGATGCGGTAGATCGCCTCGTCTAGTTGCGTGCGGATGCGCCCCGCCTCGGCGCGGAGGGCGGTGATGGTGTCCACCATTTGCACTGGCGTCATCTGCATGCCGATCAGCTTGGCGTAGTCGTTGTTGGCGTTGCTCATCGCTCCCCCTCCTTTCGTTCGCACGCTTGCTTCTGTGCCTTGTACTTCTCATCACGAGCCTTGATGCAGCAATCCGCGTGCTGTGTCCGCCAGCCGTGACCGTGGCGCTCGAAGTGCCCAGCACCCGGCAAGACTGTGATGCCGCAGCGGTAGCACGTTCCTGCGAATCGGTTACGCATCGGTCCTCCGCTCGCACGCAGCGAGGAGGGAGTCTAGGTGTGCCAGCTTTCGCATCAGGGCCTCGCGGTCGGCATCGCCGGAATATCCAAGATGGCTGCGCAGCCCGTTTGTCACCTCCACCAACGCCTCCATGCGCGCGCGGTAGGCGTCGCGGTCTTTCTGCAGCCACTCGACGTAGTTGGGCGCGAACTTTGGATACTCCGGCCACGCCGGCAGCTTGCTCACGTCGTCAGTCATCCGAGCCTCCCGCGATAAGAAAGGCGCGCACGGCCACCGGGCCGCACATCGCGTAAGCCGCATTGAGTGCCAGCGCGTCCGGGTCGAAGTCCATCGCCTTCCCATTCATCGTTGCGCCGCGAATCGCCCAGCGCACTGCAGCGATCACTTGATCGCGCTGGTCGTTGGACACGAACGGCTGTGGCGTGTCGGCTGCCGTGTCTCGCACGCTATCCCACTCGGCGCACTGAGGCGCGTACAGCCAGTGCGACTCAGGCAAGGGAAACGACATCACAAAGAAACTGCTGCCATCGGGAAGTACGTCACTCATCAGCGTTCCCCTCCCCGCGAGCGCGGGCCAAGTCGATTGCGGCGTCGTAGTCCGATGCCCACACGCAGTTCGCAAGCAGCCTTGCGATCTTGGTCGTCTCATGTACGCAGCCATCGCGCCAAGTGCGATACCGCTCCGCATCCACCCGCGCAGCCTCCAGGTCGCGGCGGAGGGAGTCGATCTCGTCCTCATAAGTCCGCAAGATTTCCGCGAACGTCGGTTGGTCGAAGTTCTCGGGATTCATCGCAGCACCTCCACCGTCACGCTTTGCGCCTTGGCAGCCTTGTTCCGTTTGTACTTCTGACGCTTGCGCTTCGCACGCGCACGCTGTGCGTCGGTCTTCTCCTTCGGCAGCGCATTGCCCGCCTTCACAGCCGCAGGGAAACAGTCGCGGCAGTAGCGAGGTATACCTTCGCCCTCGCCGGGCAGATACACGCCGCAGCCTTCGCACAACGTGCCGTCAAGCATCATTTCGGCGATGTCACCCATGGGCGCTGTCCTCGATGTCGGAAAGGGCGGCGACCAAGCTCAATCGCGCGTCAAGGAACTCGTGCTGCGTCAGATACGGCTTGGTCATGTACGCCTTCGCAGCGCGCGCCACGCGGATGAGGGCGAGCAGTTCGTCAATGTCCTCCGTCTCGAATCGCGCGCCTTCGCATTGGCGCAGTTCGCGCTCCAGTTCTGCCAGATCAACCTTCATCGCGGGTCTCCTTCTTCGCGCACCAGCACCACGCCGCGAACGACGTAAGCGTGTGCATCGACGTTGCCGCGCGCGATTTCGTTGGCAATGTGAAGTTTGGCCGTGCGCGGCTCACTGAACATGCCGACCGGCGGATGCTCCCATCCCTCGACAACTGCCCACCCGTCCGGCTCCACCTTCCGCCGCAGCACATACACGCCGCCGATGATCGCGCCGCCCATCAGGCCAACCATCAGCACGACGGCCATCGTCATGAATTCAAGCATCGTCTGATCTCCTACTTCACCATCCGCTTCAACAGCGCATCGTTCTGGTACGCGCTCAGCAGCAGCCGAAACTGCTGGCGGCCGACAGAGAGCATCGGGCCGGTGATCTGGTGGTGGCTGAAGTTCCCGAATTCCTTCGAGAAGCGGCACAGGTGCGCCTCCTCCACCGCATCGCCGCGCCCCTCCAGCAGGATCGAATACGCGCCGAGCTGGACCAGATACTCCGGATAGACGCCTGCACTGGTCTTCCAATCGAGCAGCACCAGACGATCCGCAGCGTCGCGGCCCAACGCATCGAACGTGCCGGCAAAGCCAAGCTCCTGGCTCACCAGTGGCGTCTCGGTCTCCTGCACGACAATGCGCGAGCCGTCGAACCAGCTTGCAAACGCCTGCACACCATTGCGCACCATGCCTTGCTGCTCGTCGGTGAGCGTTGCCACCTTCGCCATCAGGCCGGCGAGTTCGTCCTCGTTTTGCGCAATCGTCGCCTCCGCAATGTCGTGCACGATGCTGCCGATGTTGGCCGCCTCGTCGCGGCTGTCGTAGAGGTCGTTGATCTCTCCGCGCTCGGCTGCCTTGCCTTGCTCGAATGCCCAGCGGATCAGGCCGCCGCTGTCCTTGAACCTGTTGAGCACCGTCGTCACTGACGGAAGCTTTCGACCGTGCGCGTCCTTGTACGCCTGCGGCCTCCCGCCACCGCGAACGGTAGCGGGCTGGCCGGCGGGGCGGGTGCTGCCGATGATGGGCGACATCAGAACGGAATCTCGTCGTTGAAGTCGTCTGCCATCACGGGTTCAGGTGCGGGCGCACGCTGCTGCGCGGGCCGCTGTGCCGGCGCGGCGGGCTTGGCCTGTGCGCCGCCCCAGTTGATGCGGTCGGCCAGCCAGTTCGGCAGTTGCTCGCGGTTCCACGGGTCCGCCAGCGTGAACACCAGCGGATCGCCTTGCAGCTTCGGCGGTTCCTGCATGCCCTTCGCGATGCCGCTGATGGCTGCAATGTTGGCGTAGGTGCGCGAGCCATCTGCGCTCGCCTTGTGCTTCACCGTCACCATGCAGGCGACGCCGCACAGCTTGGAGAGGTCGAATGCGTCCAGTTCTTCCTTGCTGAACGACTTGCCGCGCCACGCCTCCAGGTCTTTGCGCAGACTGGCCTTCTCGTGCATCGAGACGGTGTATTGCTTCGACACCACGAACGGCCGCGCCTTGCTGTCCTGCTCGTAGCACAGCTCGAATGCAATGCGCACCTTGTGCTGCGGCGGCTTGGGGTTGCCCTTGTCGTCGGTGAAGCTGGTGGCCTGCATGCCCATGTCCACGATGGACAAGCAGCGCGCGACGTGTGTGCCTTCCGGCACGGTCTCGAAATCGCCTTGGGATTCGCTGGGTTTCGGGAGGATGAATGCCATTGGTTTGTTACCTGTCGTCGTCTTGAAGGTTTCGGATGTACTGCCGGAATTGTTCGGCTTCCGGCGTGCCTGCTGCGTATGGGCAGTGCTGGTCACCGCCCACAAAGTAGGCGCGTTCGGCCTGCCAGCGGATGCGGGTTTTCTGTGCCTCCGTGAGGTGCTGGGGCTGGTAGCGAATTGCTTCAGCCATGACGCACGCGCCCCCAGTCGATCAGTTGTTGTGTTTCGGTTGCCACCGGCTCCGGGTCGGCCCACTGCAACGGCGGCGTGCGCCCGGTGCGGCGGTGCAGTTCTTTGCGCCTGATCCACTTCAGCCGGCGCGTCTGGCTGATCTCGCGGTAATAGCTGTGAGGGATAATGACGTTCATGCGTCGGACTCCTCCGAATCGCTCCGTTGGTAGGGCCGAAATGCCCACAAAGGACACCGGCGAGACGTGCAGTCACGAACCTGTGAGCGGAAACCGGGTTCGATGGCATCGCGGCTACAACCCATGCATTCGGCGCACTTCGCTTTGATGGCGTTCCCGCGCGTCGGGTGAGCGTCAAACTTCAGCAACGGGTTGGTGATGGGCGCGGCGCTCATGCAGCCCCCTTCGGCGGATTGCTGTCGTATGCGATCAGCGCATCGCGCAGCCGGCGAAGATCGTCTGCGGCTCGGTCGGCGAGCGCCTTGGTGTAAGCGGTGGGCATCGAGGACCGATTCGACAGCCAGCGGTTCTCGTCGCGCAGGGCTTCGTCGGCCATCGTCTGCGGGGTACGCATGCGGGGCGGGAAGGTGATGATCTCGCTCATGCCACCCCCCTGTCGGCTCGGCCGTAGTGGAGTTCGTTCAGCGCCTTCTGTGCCCTGTCGCGCTCATAGGTAAGCGCCTCCTCCAGCCGCAAGTGCTCGCGCTTGCACACGTCGTCGCGCGCCATGATGACCATGCGGATAGCTGCATCCATGCCGGTCGCGTGGCTGTCTACGCGGCTGCTCGTCATGCCGTGCCATCCCTCATCCGTGCAGCGATGCACGATCTGCTGCGCAACGGCTTCCAGCACCTTGTCGTGGCAGCCGATGCGCTGGGCAATTTCCAGCAGCACGTCTGCGTCGGTGACGCCGTCGAAGATGTCGCGCAAATCCAGCGTGATCTTGTCGCCCGTGATTTCCACTCTCATGCCGCCACCTCCGCTCGCTCGGGCGCGTCGAGCAGGGCGAGGGCGGCGCGGGCGACAAGTCGGCCACCATCGCCCGACCAGCCTTTGTGCATGGCGGTCCAATCCACCTCGTTCAGCAACTTCTGCAACGCATCCCG